ATGACCACAGTCTATGTATTCTCCCTGGTGATTCTATTTGGTGGCAAGACAGAAATGCCTACTGGACACCAAAGGACAAGAGCCTGATTGACGAGGCTATTCCCCGTATCGGATACTCTGCTCATGTGGAGAATCCGGCAACGTGGCGAAAGCCCTACATGGAGGCGGCCGGATTAACTTGGCGGCCGTCCGCAGCGGCGGCGGAGTACGATAAATGAAGCAATGGCTTAAGCGCATCTTCGCCTACACCAAGACCCCTAGCGTCACCATGATTCGGCTGAGGCTATACGGCCGTTTCGCTCAACTGGCATGGGGGACGAATGAGGTTAGGGGCGAGGTGGAGATAGAGGAATGAGCGACCTGCGTATTAAGCACAAACTGACGCTGACAGAAGCGTCCAAGCTTTTCCCTGACCCGGCCCCGTACGTCGGGGAAACCGTGTCAATCGTACTGCGCTCAGATGAGGACAAGGCAAGGCGCGGCTATGACAAAAGCGCACGTGTAGCCGAGTGTGTTTACTTGGACGGCGTGCTGGCAGGGAAAGGGCTTGTCCTTGATGATTTGGAGGAACAATGAAACGTAACGGCGTAATTGGAGGCTAGATGACCAACGGCATAACCTGGCAAAACGAACAACGGCGGCTAGGTGACTTGATACCATGACTACCCTAGACCACACCCTCCCCCGCGTAGCCCTCGAATTGGCCGACTTACCCCACGTGCCCATAACCGACCTTGCCCCATTCCAGGGTGAGCTAAAAGAGCTAACTGAGCGGGAATACAATAAGCTCAAGAAGTCCATCTTGGAGAATGGTTTAATCGTGCCGTTCTTCGTGTGGCAAGAGGCTAAAAAGCTACTCGATGGACACCAGAGGCGGTTGGTGTTCATAAAAGAGGGTTGGCTCATGAGCGTGCCGGTTGTTTACATTTCGGCCGCCAGCGAGCAAGATGCCAAAAAGAAGCTCCTGGTAATCAGTAGTCAATACGGGAAAGTCACACAAGAGGGGTGGGACACCTTCACCTTTGACTTACCCGATGACTGGATACAGGAAACAGTACACTTTGACGCTTTGCCGTTTGTGTTTGATTATGATGAGGTGGGGAACGGGGCAGGTGAAAGCCAAGACGCTGAACCGCAAACCAATCGCAGCGAGGAACTCCAGGAGATTTGGCAAGTGCAGCCGGGCGATTTATGGCGACTGCCTAGCAGGACGGCCGGGCAATGTCACTATTTGATTTGCGGTGACTGTACGGATAGGGCAGTGGTTGAGCGGGTGATGGGTGGGGAGAGGGCGGAGCTAGTTGTCACCGACCCGCCTTATGGTGTCGAGTATGCTGATAAAAACAAATTTCTGAATGCGATTAGCCCGGCTAATCGCATTCAGACCCCAATAGAAAACGACCATCAAAGCAAAGAGGAAACCCAGGCCATGTGGAAGGCGGCGTTTTGCGAAATGTCGGCCGTTATGCTGCCTGGGGCAGTGGTTTACTGCTTCATGCCCCAGGGCGGCGACCAGATGATGATGATGATGATGATGATGATGATGGGGGCGGGGATTGAGCCAAGGCATGAATTAATCTGGCTGAAAAATAACCATGTCCTGGGGCGGGTTGATTATGCCTACAAACACGAGCCTATTTTGTACGCCTGGAAAGCGGGCGGGCACAAGTTTTACGGCGACTTTCAAACGTCAATACTGGAATTCCCCAAACCGCAACGGTCGGACATGCACCCCACAACCAAGCCAACCGCTCTTTTGGAGCGGCTTGTGTCGAACTCTAGCAGGGTGGGTAGCGTTGTTTACGACCCCTTCGTCGGCTCCGGCACAACAATAATAGCCGCTGAGAATTTGGGGAGGCAATGCCGGGCGATAGAAATCAGCGAGGCGTACACGGCCGTTTGCCTCCAGCGTTACCGGGATGCCTTCAAAATCGAGCCGGAGCTAATCGGCCGTACACCATGACCCACCTCACCTACCTCGCCCCCCTCGCCGCCGAGACTAGCAAAGCCTTCGCCGCCTTCACAATTTACCGTGACCTGGGGCCAGGGCGGAGCATTGACGCGGGCTACAACAAAGCTACCTCAAAAGTAGGACGAGCCAATAAGGTCTGGGCAGACTGGTCAACCAAATACCAATGGGTGGAACGCGCCAAGCTGTACGACACCTACATAGCCGAGCAGCGACGTAAGCGACTAGAGGTGGAGCACACGGCCGAACTCGAGGAGTACCGTAAAGAATTGGCCCGCAGTAGTAGGGCATCACTCCAAGCTGGTCAGCGTATGTTAAAAATGGCTATAGAGAAACTCCAGGCGATGGAGAAAAACAAAGAACAGCCGCCGTCGAAATCACTGCCCGCCTTCGTCAAAGCCGCCAACGATACTATCACCTCAGCCATGGACGGTTGGGGCATGGCCTTGACGGTGGATGAGCTAATGGGGCTGCTGGATGAGGTAGACAGCGATGACACCTAAGGCATTTGAGGACGAAATACAAAAATTGAAATTGATAATTGAGGGGCCTGCTACACCAGTACGGGAGACGCAAGCCATCGAGTATGTTTTACCACCAGCCAGCCACGAGGGAGAGAGAATAGAGATGGGCATCGGCATACCCCATCACCGCCTTAAGTTCGTGGCGGTACAAGATGGCGATGGCCTGATGTGGAAGATGCTTGTATGACGATTAGCCTACGCCGACAGTCACGGGCCAGGGTAAAGCGGCGACTGGGAGAGAGGACGGCCGTCGCTTGGAAGCAGAAGGCGGCCGTCGCCCACTCAAGACCCCTCTCCTTTTACGGCCGTAATGCCGACTTCCTACAAATCACCAGCGACAAGATATTGAGTGGCCCGGCTGATACCGGTAAAACAATTGCCGGACTATGGCAGGCTAATGATTGGGCGTGGAAGTACCCAGGGGCACAAGGGGCAATAGTCCGCAAGACCTACGCCAGTATGTCAAGCACGGTAATGCTATCATTCTTCAAGAAGATATTACCCTATCCACCTGATGATCCGCGCTGCCCCATACAAGCCTATGGCGGCGAGAAACGGCCGGAAATCATCATATACCCCAATGGCAGCCGCATCTACATCGGCGGCATGGACAACCCCAACAAGATATTATCCTCTGAGCGTGATTTTATCTATGTCAATCAGGCGGAGGAGTTGGTGGCTGGCGAATGGGAAACACTGACAACTCGCACCAGCGGCCGTGCTGGAAACATGCCGTTTTCATTGACCTTTGGCGATGCCAACCCCGGCAACCAGTATCATTATATCCTGGAGAAAGAGCGCGAGGGGACATTGATTAATATCGCTTCCCGCCATCAGGATAACCCGGAAATCTATGACCAGGCCACCGGCGAGCTAACAGATAACGGCCGTCAGCGTATTGCCACCCTGGATAGGCTGACCGGCCTACGATACAAGCGGCTACGTCTGGGCTTATGGGTAGCAGCCGAGGGGCAGGTATACGAGTTTGACCCGGACATCCATCTAATTAATGCCAATCAGTTACTCCCCTTCGTTCGCCGTTATCGCGTGTTCGATTTTGGCTATACCAACCCTTTTAACTGTCAGTGGTGGGGCGAGGATAACGACGGCCGTGTTTACCTATACCGCGAAATCTACATGACCGGCCGTACAGTGGCACAGCACCTACCGCAAATTAACAGACTGAGCCAGGGCGAAAGTTATGCCGCCAACATTGCTGACCACGACGCAGAGGATAGGGCGACGTTGGCTGAGGGGATACGCGACCCCCGAACGGGCAAGCTGCTAGAGCCTGGTATCAGCACCATCCCGGCCGATAAGCGCATCCTGGTAGGTATTGAAAAAGTGCAGGAGCGGCTGAGGGTACAGGGGGACGGCAAACCCAGGCTATACATTGTCCGCGATTGTCTGGTAGAATGTGACCAAACCTTAAAAGAGGCATACCGGCCGACCTGTACTGAACAGGAGTTCCCTGGCTATGTTTACCCGCAGACGAAAGAGGGCAAGACGGCCGATGAGAAACCGGTCAAGGTGGATGATCACGGCATGGACGACACACGCTACATGGTAATGCATCTGGATAGTGCGCCGCCACAGCCCGCCGCCGACAATATCGAAGTGTCTGAGGATGTATACAAGCCGAGTAGGGAGAGACGATGAGAATCTTTTTTGATTGTGAGTTTACGGGGCTACACCAGCAAACGACCTTGATAAGTATCGGGCTGGTGAGTGAGGACGGCCGTTCGTTTTATGCCGAATTCGATGATTATGACGACAGCCAGGTAAATGAATGGATTCAGCAGCATGTCATAGACAAGCTTTACCATCATAAGCATATCTACAATATGGATGCGGAATCTGAACATTGTGAAGTGTTGGGGAATTCTGGTGAAGTGACGACGCGCCTTGGCAAATGGCTTTCTCAATTTGACCATTGCGAAATGTGGTCAGATGTCCTGGCCTATGATTGGGTGCTGTTTTGCAATCTGTTCGGGACGGCCGTTGCCATTCCTGAAAATGTCTACTACATCCCCTTTGACCTGGCTACCCTATTCAAAATCAAAGGCATTGACCCCGACATAAACCGGGAGCGTTTCCTCGAATGGCCTGATGGTGACGGGAAACACAATGCCTTGTGGGACGCGCAGGTTATCAAGGCTTGCTACGAGAGGGTAATGAACGATGACCACAATTAGAGAACGCACAATAGAATGGCTTGGCGGCGTGACGGCCGTCCAGTTGCAAGAGGTACAGCAGCAAATAGAGACGGCCGTCAACCGTGCCTATGAAGCGGGCTATGGCGATGCCGGCAATGATGAGCCGCCGCAGGGCGAACTGCGCTCGTTCAGCTATCGCGTGATGGGCGATTCCTCTGGGGTACGCGACTTCTCCAAGATTGACCGTGCCCGCGTATTGGAGGAGGTCTGGGCCTTATGGCAGTCCAGCCCCATTGCCCGCCGTGTGATGGCTATCAAGCGCGATCATATCATCGGCCGTAATGCCGTGCCCAAAACGGATGATGATAATCTACAGAAACTATATGCTACCTTTTGGCGCAAGAACAAATTAGACCGGCGCGTTAAAGAGTTCTGCCTTCAATTATTCCTCCTGGGCGAGCAGTGCTATACCGCCAACGTCCGGCGCACCGATGGCTTTGTCAAACTCGGCTACATTGACCCGGCGCAAATTGAGCGGGTGATCACCCACCCAGATAACGCCATGGAAAATTGGGCGGTGGTGCTGGTGGAACAAACGGCCGTGCCGACACAGACCCCCTGGGTGAAGGACAGTGGCAAGCGCAAGGTCTACCGGATTATCAGGGAGGATGAGGGCGCGGTCAGGGGCAGCAGGGTCACGCAGCCAAAATATGAGGACAAATTAGTAACACACGAGCAGGCCAGTATAGAAGATTGGGAGATGGCGATGCTCACCCATTTTGGCCTGAGCGAGTACACCGGCTCGTGCTTCTATGAAAAAGTGAACAGCGTCAGCAATCACCCCCGCGGCTACAGCGATTTGACCCAGGTCGGCGACTGGATAGAGGAGGCGGAAAAGACCCTCTACGGCATTGCCGACCGCGAGCAGATAGCGGCCTATTTCTTCATGGTAGCCACAATCAAGGGCGACCGGGACGACGTGGCCTGGTGGAAGTCCTATTTTGCAAAAAACCCACCTAAGAAATGGGGGATTACGGCCGTCAATGAGGAGGTAGTGCTAGAGGTCAAACAACCGGACTTGGGCCAGCAGGCCAGCATCGCCAGCTTCGTGGCCATACTCACGCTCATCATGGGCGGCGTGGGCTACCCGCTCTCCTGGTATGGCTATGGCAGCGATACCAACCGGGCGACGCTGGACAAGCAGGCCGACCCGACAGAAAAGTCGTTAGCCCATGACCAAGACTTATTCAAGGACCATATGTTGACCATCCTTCGCTTCGTTCGTGACCAAGCGGAGATAGCCGGTACCGGTAGTGGCGAATACAAGGGCGAGATAGACCTGGCCCTTGGCGAGATTAATCCGCAAAATATTCACGACCTGGTAAGCGCGTTTATGCCGGTAGTCCAGGCCATGATAGCGGCCAAAGACAATGGCCTATTGCGTGAGCAGACGGCCGTTGAGGTCATCGCCAAGGTGCTGGCGGAGGCGGGCCAAAAGGTAGATGCCAAAGAGGAGCTAGAACGAATCAAGGCTGAAAAAGAGGAGAAAGAAACGGCCGATGTCGGCCGGCGCAATGGACAGTTACAGGATAGGATGAAGGTGGTAAATGGGAATGACAAAGAACCAGAGGAGGAAATGAGTAATGGCTAGATGGACTATAAATCGGCCGTCAGGCAGAAGGGTAATAGAGGTTAGCCGATGAAATACATTGGCGAGAATCCCACCCTAGACTCAACTATCATGATGATTCCTAACGAGTACATCGTGGTTATGCAAGGCTTCATAGAGCGGAGAGACCCGGAGGTCAAGGACGGCAATAAGGAGCATGATTACGGCCTGGTATTCGAGTTATTTCGTAAACTTGTAGATATGGGCGATGAAGAATTCAGGGCAGTCATGGATTTGATAGATGATTTCAAGTGGCGCAAGTGGGATGACCAGAAACAGATGATTTACGAGCGACGTAATGGATAATAGACCAGGATGAAACAATACCTAACCCCCGATGAGCTAATCGGCCTATTTGCCCACTCCGATGAGGCACTTAGAGACATCGCCACCTTCAACAATGCGACGGTGGGCGATTTGATTGACGCAATCCAGTATGCGCTAATCGGCACTCATCAACACCTGATGCGCTTTGGTATATTGGCTACACCAAAACAGGTAGGCAGGGAATTGGGGAGGATGGCAGCGGTATACAATCGCGGCCGTCACAAAGCGGTAACACTAAAACGGCCGTCACCGCGACTTAGCAGGCGAGAATACGAAACGATACACGCGAAGGCCGTTGGTAATATTTTTGCGAGGGGCACAGATGGCAACCCCTAAACAACGCTACACGGCCCGGCTGACCCAGGTCTTTAACCGCCAGGACAAACTAGCCGATGACACCATCCGGCGCATCCTGACTATGCTGGAGGATATGCGCCAGGACATCGGCGGCATTTTGTTGACCAGTGCCGAGGTAGACGTGAATAATTTACAATCCATCCTGATTCAAATCGACACGGCCGTTAATACGTTCCAATCGTCCCTGGGCAGCGCGACCACAACGGCCGTAAATGGGGCCTACTCCCTAGGCGGCAGTGCCGTGACCGAGCCACTGGCAGCGGCGGGTATCAGCCTACCATCGTTGGCCGTTAATCAGCAGCGGGTAACGGCCCTGGAAGCATTCGGCCTTGACCTGGTAAAAGGCATCACCGAGGATATGAGGCTACGGATTACGTCGAGGATAAGGCTATCGGCCGTCGGTGGCATCTCTACCCCTGACACCTTCGCCCTGGACGCGATGCGGGCCATTACTGATATTTTAGGCATCATAGATAAGCGTAAAATGCTAGTAAAGGGCGTGGCGGCCCAGGCAGAACGTATCTGGCGCACGGAGCTAAACCGTATATTCAGCATCGGCAACTATGACAAGCAATTGGCCCTGAGCGAGCGCGTACCCGGCCTACAAAAGCAGTGGATGGCAACGGGCGATTTTAGGACACGAGATAGTCATTTATCGGCACACGGGCAGATACGAAATGTTGACCAGCCGTTTGTGGTAGGCGGCGAGGAGCTCATGTTTCCCCACGACCCGGCCGCCAGTGCTAAAAACGTGGTGTATTGCCGCTGCCGTTCGGTGGCGGTTCACCCAGAGATAGGCGCGATTGTAACGGCTGAGGATGCCAGGATAGAAAAGGAGAAGGAGAGGCGTGATGAATAACTACGATGTACATTATCAAGATTTTATAAAAAGAAGCCCGCATATAAGGCAGGGGCGAGAAGATGGCGAGTTGTTACCATTGATAGAAAACGGCCGTCTTGAATTCGAGGCGGCGTTAAATGGCATTCCTGGCTTGGATGCTTCCCTAAGCTGCTTTGTAAACGACGGGATAGCATACCGGTCTCACTCTGTCAACGGAGATATTGTCTACTATTTCGAGGACGCTCTGCACGAGGGCGTACTTGATAAGAAGTTGGACATTTTGCGGCGGTTGATAGAAAAGCGGATGGAGAGACATGAATGAATTAGACGATATTCTTAACAAGCACAAGGGATTCCAGGAGGGTGGCTACGTGCCGGATGGGTACGAGCCGCCGCGATTGGAAATGGATGGCACGTTTACGCTGACGGCCGAACAGCACAAGATGCTTGAACAGTGTGCCGTTGTAATGCCCGACGATTGGCTAACGGCCGAACAGGTGCAAGGGCTAGAAAACCTCATCAAGATACCTTTTCGGCGAATGTTACGGAGGAATGAAATGGCAATGAATGACGAAACAGATGAAGCCAGGCATTGGATTTCAAGTGGGAAGGATTTGACGGCCGGCCCGCCTGGCCTGGAGGAGGAAATGGAGGCGTACAAGCACGGCATCATGAAGGATGACCCGGTAATCGCCAACCTAGAACGCTGGCATAAAGCCATTATGGATGCCGTTCTTTCTATCGGTACTTGCACGGATGAATTAGTAAAGGCAACGAGGGCAGCACGCGAGCTTGACGAAATATTGAGAAGTGAGCGTATGCGCCACCTCATTGATTTGTATTACGACAATGACCAAGCATAAAACCGACCTCCCCAACCTATTTTTGAGAGAAGCGATAAG